TTGGATTTTTTCTTCCTGTCGCAGAATTAACTGGCTTACTTAAATGCCAAGCTCTTACATAATCCCAATATGTAGATGAACTAAAACCTGCCGTGCCATTGTTCTGGTTAGTCCCATATATGTTTATGTTGTAAATGTTAGCGTCTCTAGCCCATCCTTGAGTGTTACCAGCTACTGTTCCTGCGACATGGCAACCATGATTATTATCAGATGTTCTTTGTGCGTTGCCGCCATCAACATATGGCGTATATACGTAAGTTCCGGTTCCAGAACCTATGTTGTTTTGAAGCCAATTGTATTGAACAACTCTAGATCCGCCAGATCCGTCTGAGTTAACAGCAAATTCTGGATGGGCTGGATCAACATGGCCATCAAAAATAACAACGTCTACGTTTTTACCAGACGCTGTAACTGTTAAATTTGATGTAATAGTAGATGTGCCGTCATCACCCCAGTTTGCTCTATTAGAAGATTCTGACTCTCTTAAAAGACCCCAATTTTTATCATTGATGTCTGCTGTCCATTGTTTATCAAATTGGCCGTTAGTTATTGTATAACCAGATGGCTTTGTAGTAATCTCGATAAGCTCTGCTAATTCTACATCCCAAACTCTGTCATCTGCCTTTAACATTTGAGCTTCGTCATATGTTAGCATGTAATGCGTATTACGGCTAATTGAACGTCTGTTAACTAATTCAACAGCTCTATTTGGTATGAATAGATTGCCGCCTTCTGTTTCCATATCTTCATAGAAAGATTCTAAATCTTCTTTTCTATGAAGAGTAACAATCCACTCTTTTAACATTTATTAAGCCTCCAACTGTAGTACAGTAAGAGTTACCGCTACTGTACCAGTACTGCCAGATTTATTTGTAACAGAGCAAGGAATGGTTGTAGTTGCAGGCGATTCAAAATTATAACCAATAATACCCGGAGATACTAAAACAGTTTGCGCACCGGTTGTAATAACCTCTGCAATAACACCAGCATCTGGAGTAGGATCTGTTACCTCTGTTCTGCTTATGTCTGATGTGCGTGTTGCTGCATTAGCATAAATTCTAACCCAAGCTGCTTTATCAGTTTGTATTGCTAAAAGAGCGTAACCTTTAAATCCAGTAATATTAAGATCGCCTCTTACACCATTAGCTAAAGATGCTGTAGTACCAGTTACTGTTGTTCTAGATTGTAATGAAGAACCTGAAGAACCTGCTGCTAATTCTATTTCAATATTACCATTCATTCCTGCATGGGCAGTACATTGATATTCGTATGTACCACTAATAGAAGCTGGTACTTTCCAGTAGAGAGTTCCTGCTGTTTTTCCTTGAGCAGAAGAGCCTACTGTTTTTGTTCCGTTTTCTGCAACATGAATTAAGCCGGTATTAAAAGCAACATTGCCACTTGTTTGTATTTGAAACGGGTGCATGCCGCCAAGACCAGTTAAATCAAAAGCTATTGTTTCACCTGCTCTTACATAAACAGTTGGGTTATCAGCAGTGCCATTTATATCAAAACGATATGCTGATGTACCGTTTGCTGTAACATAAAATGTTGTTTTTGCTTGAACAGCAATATCATGAACATCTAAATCAGCAAGATTTATTTCTGTTAACGCTGCAAAAGTTGTAGACCCGCCGCCTGCAGTGTTTGCAAATGTAAATACGCCACTACCATTAGTTGTGAGTACTTGGCCAATTGTGCCATCTGTAATACCTAAATCTAATAAATCATTTGGAATAGTTGGCTTATTAGTAAGATCGGTATAACTACCAGAAAAATTGCTACTAGTATTAGCATTAGCATTATAAAGTTCAGTAAAGTTAGCATTTACTTTTATCATGGCAGTACGAATAGGATCGCCTGTCCCGTCATTCGCTGCCAATCCTGTGTTAATTATTTGCTTAGCCATTTTTGTTCCTATTTATTTTAAACTATTTATTTAACCGTTATCAGTAGTAAAAGCGGTAGAGTCTACTGTTCTAACAAAATTGTCTGCTGATACAGTTTGGTTTCCAATGTCTTGGTTCGGCCCAACTATATCAGCGCCACCTACAATATAATCATCTTTTCTAATAACTTGAAACTTAGCAGTTATTACTGGACCTGTTTTTGCTTGGTAAGCAAAATTACCAAACATTTTAGTTCCAGCTAAATGCATAGTATCTGTCAAAACTTTTTCATAACGTTTGATATCTACAGTAGATTTAATTTCATAAGCATACTCTTGATAGTAATCGCTATCTTGTATTCTCATTTTACTGTCGTAGTATTCATCAACACCATCTGCTTCTAATGTTTTTACATAACCATTAAGATGCGAGTTTTGGCTAGCCCAGAATCCAGCAGTAATACCTTGCGAATTTGCTCTTAAGATAGCTTTAGCATGTCTTGTTCCATCTTCATCAACTAGATATACTTCTTCTTGATCTACATATCCAAAGCCTGAATTTCTAATTTCTGCGGCTGAAATTCTACCTTGTGAAAATAACGTTTCACTTCTAACTATTGCGCTTTCGCCAAATCTTTTAGAAGAATAATCTCTTTCAACTGCAAGAATGTCGTATGCATTTCCTTTGTGATTAAAGTAATCGTCATCGCCTGTTTTAAAGCCATAGTAACTATAAGGTCTTACATACAAAGCTTGTAAATCGTTATCAATTCTTGTAATTAAACCGGTAGTTCCGGTTAGTGGCTGATTAATAGTGTCTCCAACTGAAAAAGAAGCACTATAATTATCAACAAGAATAACTTGTTCAAATCTTTCAAACGCAAGCATTTGCTCATCTCTTATTAGAGTAAACGTATCGTTTGTATAACCAGATCCTGGGTTTATATTAATGAAAGATTTAATAGTACCAATATCAAACGGCGTTAAGTCAAACGCATCTTCTAGTCGAGTGGCGAGTGTAACCGGATTTGCTGAACCTGACATCGGTATTAAAGCCGGAGGTGTTGTGTTAAAATTAGAAGAATTTAACGGAACGTTTAAAAAGTTGCTAATTAAATCTGTAATTAAAGTAACGTTTTCAACGTTGGTTAATTCTTCAACTCGGGCATCAGTAATAACACCCGTGTTTGCATATAACGCGCCAGGTGAAGTACTGTTCTTTACTGATATTGTAAAAATATCGCCAGTTTGAGTATTAGGATTAAAAGCCGTAATAGTAAAATTTCCAGCTCCTCGATCTACTGTAGAAATAGGTCTACTAATACTAAACGAATCGCCAGGTTCCATCATTACACCAACTGCAACAGAGTTTTGGCCAATTACGGTGCCTTGATTTCCAGCAGTATCTTGCAGTACTTCTAATTCTCTAAATCTAAATTCTGAATTATCGAGAATAATTACTTGATTTGATACTAAAATCTTAGTGTTTGGTATCGTATAACCAAAACCGCCGTCTTCAATTGTATATCTTACAGTACCAGTAAATTCGTCTTGCAAATCGGTAACAATAGCGGTTCCGCCTTTTCCATATACACTTTCAAGACTAAAAATATCGCCTATGTTATTTCCAGTAGTACCACCCCAATTTAAATCTATTGTTAAAGAATCGGCAGAACCATTTAGTCTTCCAAAAGCTACGTCTTCTCCATTAATACGAGTAAGAATATCATCGTATTTTATGAACTTGCCTTTTGGATCTGTAATATAAATGATAGGTGTAAGTGTACCATTTAAATAAACAAAATTGATTTTATCTACAATTGCTTTTGCTTTAGAAATAGACCCGTAAATATTTCTACTTAATAAATCTTTGTATTCATAAAGAATCGGTGTTGTGCCAGAAGAATAAAACTCATTGTTATTCGGAAACATTTGAAGATATGTGCCGGTCTTCCAATTAGAATCAGAAGGCTTAAACATGTATTTTGCTGGATAGTTAACCTTAATGTCTTCTTGATAAAACATTCTAAAGAATAAAATCAAACCAGATTCTGTACCTTTACGACGGTACAAATCCATAATGTTTTTAATAACAAATCTAACAACGGTATCATCGTCAAGTGCTGGCAAGTCTGCCATAAACTTCTTTTTGAAATAAATTAACATTTCAGCAAGAGTAGTACCAACGTCGCGATATTCAAACAGCCTACGAGTATTATAAACACCCATGTTATGTTGAGACTCTACAAATTTGTAGTAATGCTCTACCATACTAACAAGCTCGGCACCTTCTTGTCTGTAATAGGCAGGAAACTGCTGCGCTATTTTAAACGCAATATCTTTTTCAACGAGGATAACTTGATTATCGGCCATTATTTAACCTCAAATAAATTAACCGTTACGTCTTCGTCATCAATAAGAAAGATTCTACCTGCAGGAGAAGTAATATCGTCTTTTTCTGTAGTTACCATAATTTTAATACCTGATCCTACATATCCTTCAGTTTTAAAACCAACAAGATTGATTTCACCGGTTTCATAATTTATATTACCGGCTACAGGTTTTACAATCTGAGGGTTAACTAAGTCTGAAGTTACGATTTGAATGTTGCCTATACCGTCGTCTTGAAAATAAGACTCAACATTGTTGTATTGAAATACGCTACTTCTAACTGCAGGTTTATAATCAGCAAATCCGTTTGAATCTTTAAACGGATACGGCTTAGTTAATTTTGCGAAGAATTTAAATGACGGACTGGCAGAAATATTTAGAGCGGGTGAATACACAATATAAGGACACACACTGATTTCATTACTTT